TTTGAAAGATGAAGCTACTCCTTTAAAGAAGTGTGAAATCAAGAAAACGCGGTTATTCACCGCTGCCTCCTGTCCTTGGAGTATCGTGGTGCGGAAGCAACTATTACCTTTTGTTAGGATTTTACAGAAGAACAAATTTGTTTTCGAGGCTGGTCCAGGTACGGTGACTCAATCCCGTGAATGGGAACTCATTTATGAGTTTTTGACCATGTTTGGGGAAGATCAGATTGTTGCAGGTGATTATGGTAAGTTTGACAAACACATGATCGCCGATTTTGTTTTAGCAGCCTATGAGGTTATTGCCAATCTGTATCGTCGTGCTGGATTCTCCATTTTAGAAGTCCGCAAGCTTTTGAGTATTGGTACTGACACAGCTTTCCCGCTCTGCAACATCAATGGTGATATTCTTGAGTTCTTTGGTACAAATCCTTCAGGGCACCCATTGACAGTGGTTATTAATTCTATCGTCAATTGTCTTTATATGCGTTATGCCTATACTATCTTGAACCCTAAACATACGTGTGAGGATTTTAAGAAGTTTGTGAGCTTGTTTACGTATGGTGATGACAATGCTATGGGCGTGTCTAAGTTGATTCCATGGTTCAATCATACAGCCATTCAAAAAGTGTTAGCTTCAATTGGAGTTGAGTACACTATGGCCGATAAAGAATCGGAATCAGTACCTTATATCAACATCCGAGATTGTTCCTTCCTTAAACGGAAGTGGGTGTATGACAGCGAAGTGGGCGCCTATTTGGCTCCCCTCGATGAGGAATCTATCATTAAGTCTTTGACTATGTGGGTTCCCTCGTCTACAATCGACAAATATTCACAAATGGTCGCAGTCATATCGAGTGCAAACAATGAATACTTTTTTCACGGGAGAGAAATCTTCCAGAAGCACCATGACTATTTTAAACAATTATTGGAACAAGAGCCATATAAGTTCTATGTTTCAGAAAGCACGCTTCCAACATTCGACCAGTTGATCGAGCGCTTTCACCGAGCTTCAGAAGCTCTTGGCTTTACAAAAGCCATCGAGTGCGCAGCCTAATCCAGCTGTGTGCTTTAAATATATGTGGATGTTCAAAACTAATAATAATAATAATAAAAATCATAATGTAAATTGTGGAAGTGTTGAGACAGTGACCAAAACTACTGTCCCTTCTAATGTTCCTGCAAAGGAGGAGCATTCGGAAGGTAGAAATATCCTTAATATGAAACTTCAG